AGCAACAGGAAGCGATCTTGGTGAATGCAACTCTACGGGGTTTAGCATGAAAAGTATTGGGGCTAACCTCAGTGTGGTCTACATCGCCATCCGCCGTGGGCCGATGAAGACGCCTACGAGTGGGACGGAGGTGTTTAACGTAAACAAATCAACTAACGCTACTGCTGCGTGGACGACTGGATTCCCGGTTGATCTACTGTTCAATTCAGTTCTAAGCAGCGCGTCTCCTTATGTTGCCTCACGAATGACAGGCAGTAAGCCTTGGACGCGAACATCAAGTACAAATGCTGAAGCCAGCGATGTTAATAACTATTTTGCGTTTGACGCCACTACAAACACAATGTCGCAGACTTTTCTTCAAGGGACTGGAGACTATCTGCGTTACTCATTCCGCCGCGCCCCCGGCTTCTTCGACGTGGTGGCTTATACGGGCACGGGGGTTCCAATGATAGTCAACCACAATCTTGGCGTGGTGCCAGACCTAACAATAATTAAGCCAAGAAGCGCAACTGGCGACTGGAAGGTTGCTGTTCGCATTAGCCCGACACAATACGATGTTGGGCAAAGTACGGATCAGTTGCGATTAAATCAAGCATCAACAACTTCTGACCCGCAATTAATATCAACTAATTTTACCTCCACCACGTTTAGAACAACTGCATTTTGGAGCCCAACGCCTAACGCTTCCGCTACCACTTACATTGCTTATTTATTTGCAACATGCCCAGGTGTTAGTAAGGTGGGAATCTACACAGGAACTGGTACTACGCTTAATGTCGATTGCGGGTTTACCTCAGGTGCTCGTTTTGTAATGATTAAGCGTCGAGATACGACAGGTGACTGGTACGTGTGGGACACCGCACGCGGCATTGTTAGCGGTAACGATCCCTACCTGCTTCTCAATTCCGCTGCTGCAGAAGTCACCGGTACCGACTACATCGATCCGCTGAGTTCTGGCTTCCAGATCAGCTCCACCGCCCCTGCCGCCATTAATGCAAACGGTGGCTCTTTTATCTTCCTTGCTATTGCTTAATTATGGAACTCCGAAACAGAACGACTGGAGCTGTCATCACTGATCGGCAGTTCCGTGATGAATACCCTAATACCAGCTTTCCACAAACCTTAACCCCTGAGATCATTGATAGCTTCGGCTACGATCCAATTCTTGAAGGTCCTCAAGCTACAACCACCCCTCCCTACGAAACAAGCATCCGTAGCGGTATTGAGGAAGTAAACGGTCAATGGTTCACTAAATATGTTGTTGGACCGACCTTCACAGATACCACTGATGAAGACGGCGTTGTAACCACCGCTGCTGAGAACGAAGCTGCCTACCGTCAACGTATTGATGATGAAGCAGCAAAGCGTGTTCGTGAAGAGCGTACCAAGCTTCTCTCCAACACTGACTGGACACAACTTGTTGATGCACCAGTAGATGCCTCACCTTGGGCTATATATCGCCAAGCTCTTCGTGACATTACCTCTCAATCTGGCTTCCCACACGACGTGACCTGGCCAGAAGAACCTTCTACCTAACTCTAGTCATGATCACTATTCTTGGTATTAAAGTGTCCTACGAGGCACTTGCTTTTTTTGCACTCTTTATTGGCTCCGAGATCATCGGTGCTTCTAAGCTTAAAGAGAACAGCATTGTCCAGATCCTCCTGCGTGGTGTAGAGGCAGTCAAGCCTCATCGCACTGAGGATGACAAGATCCAACGTGTTAAAGATACATTTAAGTAAACATCATGGTACTGCTAGACGTTAAGCAGTACTACCCCCAAACCGACAGTGCAACAGGTCACGGAGATCGGATGTGCTTTAGCTCTACGTGTGCTATGGCCATCAAGTATCTCCGTCCTGATGCTCTGAAGGGTAGTAATGCAGATGATGATTACTTGAGAACTGTTCTCAAATACGGTGATACAACTCAATCCACCAGTCAGATCAAAGCCTGTCAGCAGTACGGTGTTTTTGCTTCCTTCTATCAGAAAGGGACAAGACAAACACTCCTCAACGAACTAAAAGCAGGCTATCCAGTAGCTGTTGGTATCCTCCACAAAGGTCACGTTTCTAATCCCGTTGATGGTGGCCACTGGATGCTTCTGATTGGTGATGATGGAGCACACGGTATCTTCCACGATCCATACGGTGAGATGGATAACGTCAACGGTGGCTACGTCACAGTTGGCTCCGGTGGTAAGAGTGTCAAATACACCTGGCATAACTGGTTACAGCGTTGGGAAGTTGAAGGTCCAGGAACTGGTTGGTTTATGACCTTCCGGCCAGTGCAGCAGACACGACCGATAGCTACCTACGACAACACTTGGGCTGGTGTCAAAGCTGCTGCAACTGCTGCAGGCAGCAAGCATCCGTCCGTAGTGGCTGCTCAATGGGCTCTTGAGAGCGGCTACGGCAAGCACACCTCTGGTAAGAACAACTTTTTCGGTATCAAAGGGACCGAAGGTCAAGGCACACTCAAACGTACCACTGAATTCATTGGTGGTATGGAGATCAAAACAGATGCCTGGTTCAAAGACTACCCATCACTCTTTGAATGCGTTCAAGATCTCGTTAACAAGTGGTATAGAGACTACAAGAACTACAAAGGTGTTAACCGTGCATCCTCTCCAGAAGAGTGTGCTCGTCTTCTTGTCGTCGAGAAATATGCCACTGATCCCGCATATGCGGACAAACTAATACGTATCTTGCGGGAACATGATTGAAGCCGCCGTATCTGGCACTATTGCCGTCTTCACAGCAGTCGTAGCACTGCATTCACGTATGCATAACCGTATTTCTGATGTAGACAAACGCATTGATCAGGTCGAACTGCGTATTGCTGAGAAATACGTGCAACGTGAAGAACTATCCTCAGCACTTCAAAAGATGGAGGATCACATGATCCGCATCGAGAATAAGCTGGATCAAATCGTTTTGAGAAATGGCTAAAAAAGTAAAGGCCACTGAAGATACCTTTAACGAACTCCATAACCTTGTCACTGCAGAACTCATCAGCCGTATCAAATCCGGTGAGGCATCCACTGCAGACCTTAAGGCAGCCTGTGATTGGCTTGCAAAGAATGACATTACTGGAGTTGCAATGGAAGGTTCCCCACTTGATCAACTCGTCAACATCCTCCCCAAGGTTGATCCTGAATTAGTACGGAGTCGAATGAATGGCACGCGATTGGAAAAAAGAGTATAGAGACCGTGCTGAATATCTGAAGTCATACCGTCGCGCTCATAAAAAACAAGATGCAGCACGAGCAAGAGCACGTCGATCAATGGGTGACATTCCTAGTGGTTATGAAGTCGACCACAAAGATAATAACCCAATGAATAACTCCCGTGAGAATCTAAAGATCGTTCCACGTAAAACAAATCGTGCAAAGGGAGCACGTAAGACGAACGCTAAACGGTAATGACTCCCCTACTTCCCTCGCCTGACCACTATCTCCAAAACCTAATAACCATGACAAGCCCTGAAGCAAAGCGTCTGTGGAGACGCGCTATTAAAGAGCACTTCAATTGTCAATGTGTTTACTGCGGAGAAACTTATGACGCTAATGAACTCACTCTTGATCATGTTCGGCCTAAAGCATATGGAGGTTCTGACCTTACATCCAATCTTGTGCCCAGTTGTAGATCGTGTAATCAGGCAAAGGGAAGTCAAAACTGGCTCCAATGGATGAGAGCCACCTTCGGTGAAAACCCAAACAAAGAACAGCTTATTCTCTCTTGGATTAATTAATCATGGTAGTCCCTACTTCTTCTTCTAACCGTAGTAAGCGTAAGAGCACCAAGCCTGTTACTACCGATAAAGGTCGTAGCAACCGAGCCAAGGTTTCTACTGCAAAACCTACTAGTAATGACACACGGGCGGCAAACTCTGGTGCTCGTGTAACTAATGCTAGCCAGCGTGCTTCTTCTGGTTCTGCAAAAGTGACCGGAACTTCTAAGCCTGCTCTGCCTGCTAGGAGTTCTGCATCTGACCTGCAACGCCTCCAAACTGCATCCAAAACCAAGCCTACCCGGCCTGCACCTCGTTCGATGCCACAGCCTAAGGGTAAGCCTGCACTTCCCCCTGGTCAAAAAGGTGGGGCTCTTGTCTCGACCGGTACTCGCCAATCACGTGCTGAAGCTAAGGCAGCTAAGGCAGCCCAGGGCTCAACTGGGCCTAACCGCGTTGGACGTTCTGACGCTCGCCCTGCTCTTCCTCAGGGGCGTAGTGGTGGTGCTTTAGCTCGTACCACTGGTAATGGTGCCTTAGCACGTACTACCAGCTCCGCAACTAGTGGAGCAGGTCGTCTCTTAGGTGGTGCAGGTCGTCTCCTTGGACCTGCTGGCATTGCAGCAGCAATGGCCAGTGAAGTTAAGGCCATGTCCGACCGCAACAAAACCTTTAGCTGGAATCGCCCTAAGGTGAAAGATGACCCCAACGGTCGCAGCAGCCGTGGTGTCAGCACCCCTAAAGGTCGAACTGTCCCTACTGGTAGCCAACAGTACAACGATTACCGCAACAAGCAAATTGCTGATAACCGGGAACGTCTGAAAGGTGTTGGTAATCCCCCCGCATCCAAGCCTCCCAAACCACCTGCACCTACTCAAGATCGGGGTGGTTCTACCCAAGATAGGGGTGGTAACAATGCTCCTCGTCGTCAACCCGGCCCTGCTGCTGACGCTGGCATGAAGAACCAGGACAAGAACTACAAGGGCAGCTACGTCACCAAAACTAAGGAAGAAACAGCTCGTATGACGGCTGCTTCTATGTCTCGTCAACAAGGTCGTAGCAATTTGACCTCTGAAGACCTTAAGCCGAAGCAACAAGAGCCCAAGATGAAGCCCCAATACGAAGGTAATGACGAGCCTGGGCGTCTTGGACAGCGTGAGGTGCCTTCTGGTGTTCCTAAAAAGGACACCAAAGCCCAAACTAAGGTCGCTGAAACCCTTGCAGAACGTATCCGTCGTCGTCGTCTTGGTATGTGATGGAAGAAGAACTCATTATTCTCCAACCTGAAGTCGTAGAACTCCCCTTTAACCCAGAAGTTGTCTACGCTCAAGCTCTTTATGACGTTATTGATGAGGATCTGAACTTCCCCTACTGGGATTGATCCGTTTCGATACACCGTGAGAGGCCTCTGGAAGCCCCTAGAAGGCCTCTCTTTTACTCTTTTGGTATGGATACACCTAAATACCCTCCAATCATTGTTACAGGCCCTCAGAGGAGTGGTACGACTATCGCTACCTATATCTTTGCGGACAAGCTTGGGCTAACTCCTGTCGAAGAGCACCACTTTATCCCAGGAAACGACTACACCAACTGCATTATCCAATCACCCAACGCTCTTGATGGTTACATCATGCTTCAGCATATGTACCCCGGTGTTCAGTTCTTGTTCGTCAGGCGTTCACCTGAAGACATTATTGCAAGCATGAAGCGTGTCCAGTG